CACCAGAAGCAACCATCGTCTCACGCTTAACGGGATAACTAAAACCATTGCTCAATGGGCTCGTTTTGTCGGAATGAAACCACCGACCCTCGCCCGCCGTGTTAGACATGGCTGGCCTATTGAAAAAGCTATTTTTCAGCCAGTTAATCATAAAACTCCTTAGTGCTATAAATAAAAAAGCCCGATACCAACGAAGTGCTTTTCGTCAATATCGGGCTTAAAAGTGTATCTCTAATTACTTAGAGGCTTAACTGTGTCCGCTATGTATTTTCAGTAATTGTGATTTTGGGTTTCCCTCTAATTCCCCCTTGTCCTAAGTTAACACGAATTATAAACTCACCAGTAGGCTTACTTTCCAACCATCTTATAAACCATGATGAATCTATAAGATGTCTTTTTATGTTTGTGAATATGGTGTCAATCATAAGTTTTAATTAACAGCCATTGAAAAAATTATCTCAGCCTTATCGCCATATTTTTCAACAGCCTTTTTGTAAACTTCGTTAATTTCGTTTATATCAAGCTTGATTATTCTCTTTTCTTCGTCATCTATACTCCAAATGTTTTTTGACCAAACAGACAACCATCTTCTATCTGAATCATGGAACTCCATTTCATTTTCTTTTCCGACCTCACACAATTCAGTCATTTCTTCTTCGGTTAACTCTTTGCCTATATTAATTTGTGCTATATATTCTATGCTCATAAATTTTTATCTCCGTCATGTCTTTGAGTCTTTAAACTTTCTCGACTGTTATTTCAGTTTTCATTTACACCACTATATTTTTAGTTGATTGTCAAGCTATGATATGGTCACAATATATTTTTCATCTCTGTATATAGCACTTCCAGAAAGTCCACTTGGAATATCTATTTTATGTTCGGTTATTGGAATAAGGATTCCGTCCGCTGATCCTATGCATACACCTTTTGTCGTTGTAAATATGGTTACGATTCCAGATAATCCTTCAATACCTATACGAGAGGCAGGAGCTTCAACATTCGTTCCCTCAATTACGGGGCAATCACATTTTTTGACCTGGGTTGGCATTTCCTGTAATGCCGGAGCTATATTCCCACCTAAGAAATAAACGCTTTCACTATCACTAATCCAAAGTCCTCCGTCCACCGCCTGAACCATCCTTAATCGATTTGGATACCCAAAGTAATTTGCTGCAAGGCGAAACTGACTTAATGCACCCGGCTCAGAATACCAAAGGATATTCCCTTCGGCTATAAACATGCGAAGGTTGCGAATTTCTAAGAGATGACCCAGGGGTGGATCGTAGATTTCTTTCCTTGAAGTCGCTCCGACATAATCATCTGCTACCCAACTGTAACTTATCTTGTTCAGGATTTTGCCGGTTTCGTACCCATTGTTATAAAATATAACGTCCTGCTTGCCGTCTGTGTCTCTAACAAAGTTCATACTGGCGCCTGTAGTTATGTTCCGAATAGCAGTATAACTCATATCAGCTTCAATTACACATAAAGCATTACCCTTTGTACCAAGAGCATAGCTTCCGCAGCTAAAGAGATTCTCCCATGATTCTGTTCGAGATGTTGCCGTATAGCCTTTTCGTCTTGAGATACGACCACTATCATCTATGTCTATATTAACACAGGCGCTTAGATCGGAGATACCGGTCTCTGGATTGAAACGAATCCTGACAGGATCTATCTTTGTATTCAGACCATTTGAGCCGGAAAATATTGAAATGAGCTTCATAAATAACCCTCTAAATTCAGATCATCAACAACATACTGTGGTTCCCGCGGTTCTGGCCCAACATATCTGTTCAATTCTGCCATTGCTTCTACATATTTTCCTTCGTACATAGCAGTTGTTTTGTTACCATCAATATCGCCTTCATATATAAGAGAATATATTTCCTTTGCAGCATAGTTAACCAAAAGAGGGCGCACAAGAAACTCAGGGAGACAGTCTGGTTGGTCGGTCTCATCCGTTATGACAGTAGGATATTTGTAATAATGAACCCTTAATGTTTCTACTGTTGCTGGAATACGCTGGTAATAAAAACTTCGCCCTTTTACGGCAACGCCATGCACCTGCCCGCCAAGATCAAGTTGGCTAAATTGTCGGTACAAAAGCCTGACGTCCTTGTAAATATGGATTTTCCTGTTGGTCGTGTTTGAATAGCAATAATGCAGGTTTCTTTGAAAATTGTCAGGAAGTGAAGCATACGCAGTGTCAAGCACAGTATCAATCGTGGTTTCAGTCTCTAAAAGTTTGGGGAGAAGAATGAAACCGGATATCTCTCTTAAAGCTTTGTTTATATAGGAAATTGTATCAAACAAACCAAAAGAAGCATCTTGAACGATTTTTTTAACTTCATTATTAATTTCTTCAGCGGTTTCGATAGCCATTCTTATCCTTCTTTTAGGAAAGTCCGAGGCTGCCGAATTGACAACCTCGGAATGATAAAAGGTTTACTTTCTACCGCCCGATCATTATCACCTTACAGCCGGTAAGCCCTGACAGATCAGTTCCATTTCGAGTTTCAAGTGGAACAACACCAGGAATATCCGCCTGCGAACCATATAAATAACTTGGTTTCAAATGATCTGTGTCACCATGGCCTGAACCTAACGTAAATGTATTAGCATGGAGATTCCGTGCTGTAGGTTGTATCAGGGTTGCCGTGGCGCCTATCGTCCCAGCCGACCGGATGATATTTGCAAACTTTGTAGTCGGCCCAGGGAAATCCCCGCATGTACCATAAAGCAAAAGGTTCGACTCGACGCCGCCAGATGAAATTGTGACCACATCCGTAGAAGGCGTTAAATCATCTTCCTCGACAAACCTATCAAAAAGAAAACCGGAGGCTGGTTTACGAATGTATGTAATATACACATCATCATCAGCAACATCCCATGTATCAGTTTGAAGCACGCTCAGGTTGGTATTAGTACTTACAGCCGAAAAGTCAATTGTTGCTTCAACTGTGGCCGCCGTTTCACCTTTATATAACGCTTGAACTTTCTTGACTGTGCCATCATCCACCCAGGTTACATTCTGAATACCTATTGCAAGTTCACCAAGGTCTATTACATCAGGAGTTCCAGGCGTAAAAGTAAGATCGGCGTGACCAGTAACTCTGACTCCCCCTGCCAATTTAGCATAAACCAGGTTGTCATAAACTTCCTTCCATGCCTGTGTTATGTAAGTGACATAGCAAGTGGTAACGGTATCGCCTGCGAGAAAAGTCAAAGTCGGGCGGATTCCATCTTCAGCGTTACTTACTGCTACTGTCTTTGTAACGGGTGTAAGATTACCAGGCACAACTTTAAAGCCTTCATTCACTACGCCAACGTACATAATATATGCAGCCGGATATTGAAGAGTACCCACATGAGAAGTGGTTGTTACAACCTCCTCAAAAACAATCGGAGGTGCTGGCATAAATGTTTTCACTTTCTGGTTAGCTATGTCATATTCAAAATCATAGCCCTTTCTTCCGCTGACAATTACCTGTTCGGCTAAAGATAAACCAACCGTTTCAGGAGTCAGCGCCTCACCATCAGAGGGATAAGAGCTGTCAAAATCCATATCAAATATGACCGCTCTTTTATTGCCCCAAACAGTGTAAACCTTATTTGAGATTGTTAACGCCATAATAAAACTCCTTTCCGATCAGTCTATGGTTAAAAGAACCGGCTGATATTCTGTGTCTACGCCGGCAAAACCGTGGACAATTCCAACCTGAGGCGCAACCGAAGCCGCCGCCATGATAGCCGTGGAACCTGCCGCAGTGGCCGTATCCTGTATTACAGCCGTACCAAGAGCAACGGTATCGCCCATCAATACAACCGCAAGCCCGCCGGTCTGTGCCCAGTAGTAATACGCTGCGGTCACAGCTACAACTGGAACACCGATAGGGCAACCGATTGTAGTACCTTCAACCACGTCATTCCACGGACTATGAACAAGGGTAAACTCGGAAGTAGTATCAAGGGCAACCTTAATACCTTCTTCAAGGGTAATGCTGATAGACGTACCGCCCACAGCAAGGGCTGTGTTAGCGTCAATCACATAAGAGTAACCCTCTCCGGTTCCATCATTAATCTGGAATGCTCCGCCTTTGAGTTCATTCTCGGCAATCACTGTACCGGCTGTCACGGTTAAGGTTAAAACTTTTTCTCCGATTGCAACTGCCGCAGCAATAGCTTCATCGGCATGGTCAGCATTAATCGCAGCGGCCACACCAAGCTTACCAGCCGCTAAATCCGATCCACCTGCTCTTGCATACCGAAACTTCCTGCCATCACTCAATACTCGTAAAGTACCAAGTTCCTCTTTTCGGGTTTCTGAAATCTGATAAATACCCTGGTCAAATCCCGCTCTCTTCATTGGTGATGTACTCATTTAAATTGCTCCTTCGGAAGCTTAATGCCCTCCACCACGCTTCCTGTGGGTTTATGGAGGGGTTAAAAATTAATCCTAAGTTAAGCCGGAATACGCTATATGCGCTTTCCTGTTGTTAACGACCTGGTTGCCGTCAAAGTAAATCTTCAAGGTCTTATCCTCCGGTGAATCAGGAATAACCTTCCACTTCGTCCGCATAAACAGACCTTCCTTATGAACAGCAAATCCAGCGTTATTTGAGTTCAATGCAAAGAAATATCCACTCGGACAATAATCATCAGGAAATATCTCCTTGCCTTCAAACTTCAATCCCGTAAATCCAGCTTCCACGGTTGCAGTAGATTCGGTAAATCTTTGCTGCGCCTGAAGAATATCGGAAAGTACGTTGTAAAGCGTTTCAGTGGTTACGACAATATCCGGTTTTCCGCCTTTACCGTCTCTCAGTTTTGCAGTCGAGCAAGCAGTCCTGATCTTTGGCAAAGATATTGCCCCGCCAGTACTATTGACCTTGCCTTCCCACGGTTTCGTGCCATCCACGGCTTCGATATCGTTTTCGGCTTTTCCGCCATAGGCTAAGGTCGCATCTTCGTTACAGCATGCTAACAGGCCGGTAAGCCTTTCAGAGCTTCCACCTGGAATGTCATAAATACTATCAGCAAGAAGCTTTGTAATGGACTTCTGGGCGCCTGAAAGTCTTTGGTTGACCATCTGCACTACTGCATATTCTCCGGCATTTTTGAGGCCATCAATGCGGTAGATTGTGGCGTTGCCATAAGCGTGTTTCCAGTCGAAAACTACGGATGTTACAGCCTCACGATCATCTGAACTTATTGTTGCTCCTCTTGAATAGACGATTCTATTATCGTAGAGCCGTTTAAACTCTACTTCTTACGGTCACCCGTAAGGCTGGACTATATCATCTTGCTGTTAGAGGCAGCAAGCGGGACGCTCGTGTCGGTCTTATTGGTTTGTGTATCCTCAACCGTTAGTCTCTGAACCGTCCTATCTACAAATTGAATCACATTCGATAGGCTTGGCTGCTGATTGTCTCCCGAAGGAGAGTTCCCAGACAATTCATCCCGTTTTTCAGCATGGTAAAATTTATGGCAGGATTGACAGAGTGTAATTCCATTTTCTAAGACATGCCTTTCTGCAATTAAGTGAGCTAATTTGACTCGCTCCTCATAATCAGCAATATCTATTGTTGGATTCTCTGCAATCACTTTATCTCTAATAACAACAAACGGCAAAATATGATGGACTTCAGGAAACTCCATCGAACCACATAATCTACATTGACGTTTGTCTCTTTTAAGAATAGGCTCTCTCCAGATATATCGAAGAAATCTATCAACTACTTGCCGCAATGTTGAAACTCCATTTTTCCACATAGCATTGTTTTCGCCTGTTTTATGATTTGGCGCACAATCGCTACAATGAATTGGACTCATGTATTTATTCACGAGTTTCTTTCCGCGGTCAGCGCAATATCTTTCTTCTGGATAATAGTTCTGTTTGGTTAGATTGAGCCTGCCTGCTTGAGAACGAACACTTATTCCTGTTCTACCTACAACTTCGCCAATCTCTTTGCTTGAGATTGTACCGTAGTTTGCTTTTAAAAAGGCATTCTCTTTTTCAGTCCACCAATTAGAACTCTTTAATTTCATCCTCTGGGCTTTGTGATAAATAGAAGAAACACTCATGTTCAATAAGGATGCTAATTCATCAGCTTGCATTGAACTAAAATTGCGGCTGAGAACTTGCATCTTTTCCTTGCTCCACCAGCGGGTATCGCCAAGGAGTATCCCTAATTTCTGTGCTTTACACCACACGGACTTAAGGGGTCGGAATAACGCCTCGGCGCAACCATCAATTCCAAGGATTGAAATATTGGCTGTTAAAAACGCTACTTCTGAATGTTTCCAATTTTGCCTACTCATAATACCATAACCTATCATACTGGAGCTCTTAATTCAAGGAAATTAAATTAGTTAACTCCGCATTCTGTCCGTCATATTCAAGCGGTATACGAATCTGATTACCACCCGTAGGTCGCTCCCAGATCCCTTTTTGCTGTTTAATAAAATAATTCAGCAAGAAAGACGTATCGAAATAGATGTCCCTTGCTAAGTTCCCGTCTTCTAATTCGTAATAATCCTGAGTTATTTCGTCTAACTCATTTAGTGGTGTTGCCATATCCTATCTCCTTTAATGGCGATTATCCTACGGCTGCTTGCCGCCTTTGTCTTAATCTTTCAGCAAGCACCGTATTATTGCCGCCAAATTTTTTAGGGTTTTTCAGTTCCGGCGCTATTCTACCTTGCACAGTTCCGGTTGTAGTTGGTCCCGCACTAAGGACTTGAGCACCTCTTTTAGCCTTAAAGTCTTTTATGACTTTTTCCTTAGTTTCTTTCTGAGCCTTTTCAACAGCTTCTTTGATCTGAGTTTCGACATCTTTGGCCGTACCTTCTGCGGTTAATGCCATGTGTGCTGACATAGCATTGTGCCCTGGATTTTTGTTCATAAACTTTTGGATTTCTCCAGAATCCCACATCGGGTCAAAGGTCTTATACTTAGCTGCATAGTCATCAAGGGTTTTAAACACCTTATCTTCTTGTGTACGTTGAGAAGACTTCTCATCAACCTCCTTCATAACTTCGGCCCGGATTTGCTTTGCAATGTTGGCTGTGTAGGCTACAGGGTCGTCCTCCATCCATTCCCGTATTTCTTCGGCTGTCATCTTTGAGACATCCTTATAATCTGGGTCTTCTGTCTCTTTAGGCTTTAAACCTTCATCAACCTTTGATTGCAAAACTTGCACTTGCTCTTTCAAAGAGTTTTTAGATTGGATTAACTCCTGAAAGCGAGGATGTTTGTCAAATCGTGCATCATCCTCTTGAGCCTGTTTTGTTGCCGCTGCTTCTTTCGCTTCAATTTCAGCAACCTTGGTTTCTTCCTCTGTTTTCTCATCAGTTTTTTGCGTCTCTTCAGACGATGCAGGTATCGACTCATCTACCGTTGCGATAAGATCATCAGGGTCTGAAGCAGGTGACGGGGCTACTTCCTCAATTATCGTCTCTGTTGTTTCTTCTGGCATTTATTCTTTCCTTTTGTTTTTGTGTTGCAGCAACCCGCCTTTAGCTTTGGTAGGCCGCCAAGTTGTGTAATGTATCGCATTCAGCAATCGTTGCTGTTTTTTAGCGTTTTCTAATGTCATTCCAGAGCCTTTCACGCCATGAGGTGTGGAAACTGTATAGCCCTTGTTTGTTTTTCCTATTTTCGCAGGCACAATTGTCTCTTTTCTTGTCTATGCTTCATTAACATATCGGTAGTTGTAGCTATATCTGGTGATGGAGTTGGTCTGCCTGGTTTTTCACCTGCTTCAAGATGCCTCACACCTTCACCTTTCATCCATTTTTTGTAATTGTCCCGTGTCGGATCTTTTAAGAACTCTTGGCAATGAGGTTTATCTGAACCCTTTTCTACAACTTCACGGATACTTTTTATCCAGTCAGGCGATTCGCTGGCTAAGTTAGAACCTGGTATGCTTATGATCTTACGAGCAATACTCTTGCAAGAAGGACACTCGACAGTAGTCGGACAGTCAGACATATTGAAGTAATGTTCTGATATTTGATTGCATTGCTGGCATTGATATTCATAAAGAATCATGGACTCTCCCAAAACAAAAACGGCCCCGTAAGATTTTTCAATCTCAACGAGGCCGTTTGGCGTGGTTGACTTTAAGCTTTAGCGAACTTAATCAAGGTGGCTAAAGCTCGTTATACGTTTTTAATATGTTATTGGATCATAATGTATGATTTCCATCCAAAATTATGATTCATACTCATTAACACTTTTAATCACTTGCGTTTTATTAGTATATTTATAGATCGCTTGTATTTCTTTTAAGTCTAAGGGCAACGTCTTACTTTTGCCAGCTTTAGATTTTCTCAGCGTTTCCCATATTCTATATTTCTTGCTTTCTGGAATTTGGCTCATCATGTTTTTTTTTCAATAATTTATCAAGCTTAATAAGAGCCGATAGCATCTGCTTAAACCCTCTGACTAATATAGCTATAATCTCTTTTTCAACTAAAGTCAAGTTGTTTTTATCCATATTTTATTACCCAAAAATTAACGACGGTTGAAAATGCTTGTTGAGCTTATTATTTTTTTTAATATTTTCTATAGCCGGTAAAAGTTGAAGATTCTTTAAAGCCCAGCATTTTTTAAAATCAATGTCTTGAGTTTTATTAAAGTTAAATACTGATACAGGTATTTTGTGATCAATATGAAGTTTCCCGTTCATATAATCATCCCAAACATAACCCCTTGGCATAGTCTTTGTTAAATGTTGTTTAATATGCCCCTGGATTCTTTTCTTTCCACTTTGCGTTATATGCCTTACGTTTCCCAGGGTGCACTGTATAAAATTTCTTTTGGTAAGCCTTTACTTTCTCTGGGTTTGCCAAGCGTATTGCTTTTCCCTTTTCATATGTGCAACGCTTGCACCATCCATTAAGTCCATCCAGCGCACCGTTATGTTTATAAAAACCTATTAATGAGTACCATTTCTTACACTTAGGACACAACTTTTCTTCTACGCTATCAACAACTCTATGATTTATTCGTGCTCCCATAATATCCTCCGTAGATATGTCCGATTGCTATATGAGGGAAGGAATGCTCGGAATGCATTCTTTTCGGTGATCAACCTATCCCTCATTATTCTTACTAATTCTTGTTGTTTGAGACAAGCCCCTTCTCTACGTATGCTCCTTGAACTTTTTTATTAGCGCTCTTACCCTCAAGCTTAGAATCTTTAATCTCTTTTTGCTTATTAGTGTTCTCGGCTTTTTCGCCATCTGCCTTTATTTTAAGCAGGTCAATTTCTCTACGAGCTTCATTTTCTTCGAGTGTAATAAGAGCCTGCGCTTTTTCATGTTCCAGCTTTCGCCTATCAAATTCAACCCCGGCTTGCTTGACCGACTGCTCGACATATTCACTTTGAATTTTAGCCTCTAACAGTTTAATCTCCGTCATAGTCTTATCAACATCTGCCATTTTTGCCTGAATCTCAGCATTAGTTTTATCCAACTCCGCTGTTTGTATCGGATCTTTCGGAGGCTCTTCACCCTGTAAAGATTGAACCATCGACATAAATGAAGGAACCTCACCTTTCTCAGCATCCTTCTCAAAGTCTTTCATATCGGTTTCTGATAACGCTTGAAAGACCTCAATTATTTCAGGTGGTACGCCTATCCCTGCCAACTTCTCAAATAACTCACCGAATGGCCCGGCCTGCATTCGTTTCACAACTTGCTTCCAATCCGACCAGTCAATCTTTTTCAGAAGTTCTTCGGCGTCAATAGCACCTTTGTCATATAAGGATAATGCCTCTTCTCTCTGCACAACCTTTGACTTTAACATAGTCGAACCGGAAACCACTGTCAATTTCGCAGGGATCAATAAACTACGTCCATTTATGGCTCTCTGTTCCTCTATACCATCACTTTCAACTGGTATCCATCTGTCTTCTGTGTAAAAATTCATCACATGAGACAAAAACATCCGGCCACGCTCTCTTGCCATCTTGCCATAATTGCTAATTTTGCCCTTCAACATGTTAGAGGCATGTTCGATGAGAGCAGCTATAGCCTTATACGCTATAACCTCTTTGCCAGGTGTTTGAGCAGCTTCGAGTTCAAATGATCCAGATATGAGAAAGAATAGTTCTTTGTATAAATTTAGAGCTGTGGTTAAATCCGCAGGCATTTTAGGGGGATCGATATACTTGAGTCCATTTGCTGCCTGCTCATTGGAAGGATTAAGTATGCCTGTACGGTTGGTAATTTCGGAATTGCTAACACCAGATGTTATGGGATTGATGAATTTAAAACCAGCAACCTTATCTTTAAACATTGTGAACTGCGTCAGGGTTTTGTTGACTTCGATTTGAAGGTTTTCAAGTTGCTCGTAATCTGAAACTCCCCATGGCAACGAATTATCACTAATCGATGGAGTAAGTGTAAAGGGGAACTTGTCATATAAATATGTCTTTTGAGCTTCTTCATCCTCAAGCGTTTCAGAAATAGAGGGATTGCTCCGGTCTTCGAGGACTATCTTGCCGCCGTTACAGACTGTTATAGTTCTGATATTACCCTTATACAACGGAAGACCATCCTCACCTGTGGTATAATCTTTCGCCCAGCACTCACAAATCAATATCTCTGCGCCTTCAACCTTTGAGTCGCCGGACAAATTCAGCATGTTCTTAACAATACCACCAAAGGTCGAGAAATACCCCTTTGGCTGACCTTTGGTATTTGCCGTGACTTCACGACGGGTATCCCCCAATTCTTTCAGGAACTCATCATCAGATGTAATATCATCCGCAAACTCAGGCCATCTTCGTTTTGCCTCCCTCACAGACATCGGCCAGTAATGAAAATTAGCCTCGGCTTTTTGAATATCCTTTGCCTTTACCGGATAAAAGCCAAAATGATACGGATCAACTATTTCGGTTTCCACCTCACCAAGATTAAATTCAAGATCAGGGTTGAATATAACCTTTTCGATTGTACAGCCGTAAGTCTCACCATTTTGGACTGATTTTTCTAAAACTGACTGCTGTTCAGTATCTCCCCACCAAAACTCAGCTATGTGCAGTAGGTCATCATACACATCATCGCTTTGTACTTCATCAGGATTGCCACGCTTTACAATGTTAAAGGTAGGATTGTTGTCTGTTAGCATGTTGACAGTGCGCTGACGATGGGTAAACAGAAGATTGGCAGTCATTAGGGATATTTTGTCACTGGTCTGCGCCCAATGCTTATTACGAGACAATTCATAGTTCCGACTCCACTTGGCCGGTAAACCGAGATTGTTTTTGTCTTGGATGATCTCAGCAAGGATAGTAAAAACCTTATAGCCTACTTTTGGATTTCCGTGTTCTAGGATTAACTCTGTTGATTCTTCAGGCATCTATTTTCCCTTTACACGCCTTAACATGGTTAGAGAATGCTAACCTGCTCTTGATTTGGCGTCCACATTTCTCACATGTAAATATCTGGATATTAGGATTTACAACAAGCTCAACCGGCTTTACCATCTCAACATCAATCAGACCCTCATCCGTCAAAAGCTGTTTCGGCCCACCCTCTCTTATGGCCTGATCTGTGTCATGGTAGTCTATACCCCAAGGAAGATGATTACCACGAGGGCAAATCATAGTCTGCCAGTCAACTCCGGGCAACCAAGGAGGAGGAATATGCCTCTCAGGATTGATTGAAGTGAACATCTCTGGCGTCAATGGGAGTTTGAGCTTTGAACGATCTATGGTCGCTATTGCTGAATCGGTACTTATGTGTGTGCCACCTACTGAGCATACCATGC